ACTTATCGACTAAGCATTGATGGTCTTGCATCTCGAAACCCATCTACATTAAGTATTAAGTGGGGTGGGGTAACAAGTCACATACACTTGGATATCAGTGCTGAAAACCATGAGCGCTTAAACGGTGTCTCTTTAGCTTGGGCTGGCTTAGACGAAGCCGACAAGTGCAGACATCCAGAGATTGCTGAAACTGCGTGGATGCAAATGGGCTCCAGACTTAGTGAACCAGCCACAGGTGAGAAAGGCATTCGCTTTGCTACTTCTACGCCAGAAGGCTTTGCGTTTATGTACAATACCTTTTGTGAAAACCTACACGCAGACAAGATACTTTACAAAGCCAGTATGTTGGATAATTACACACTGCCACCAGAGTATGTTGAACAGCAACTAAGGTCTTTACCAAAACATTTGCATAATCCATACATCTTAGGTGAGTTTACCAATATCAATAAGAATGTGGTTTATGTTGAGTATGATAGAGATCTTAATGATACTGAATTAACTATTAGTGATATTAAGCCAAATGAAACTCTACACATTGGAATGGACTTTAACAACAATGGTATGAGTGCCATTGGGTTTATTGTTCGTGACAACTTAGCACACATAATTTATGAGTGCATTGGTAGTGTAAATACACCATCACTTGCTAAAAAACTTGATGCGGACATGAAACTCTATAACATTAAGAATTTCGTTGTTTACCCAGACCCAGCTTGTATTCAAAATAAAAGTAACAGCGACAACACTGACTTGGCTATCTTAAGACAAAGTCAATTTAAGATACAGCTTATGCGCAGCCACCCAGCAGTTCAAGATAGAGTCAACTCGGTGAATGCCAGATTTAATAATATCAAGGATGAGCGTAGATTGAAAGTCAATAGGCGTACTTGCCCTCTATTGGTCAAAGCACTATTGCAGCAAATTTATGACAGCTCTGGCGTACCAACTAAGAAAGAGAAACTTAGTGGAACAACTCACACTCAAATAGACGGCCCGTTAGACGCGCTTGGATACGCGGTGTTTACCATTTGGCCACTTCAATCACAACGATCAAACAAAATTGTAATACAAGGATTCTAAATCATGGCAAAGAAAATCGACCCAACAGTCAAGCACCCAGAGTTCAAAGACCTAGCTCGCAAGTATGATATTTGCGAAGACGCTTTCGAAGGTGATGTTACAGAATATGTACCACACTTGGTTAATCAATCTGAGAAAGAATATGATGCTTACATTTCTCGTGCTGCTTATTTTAATATGGTTGAAAAAACGGTAACAGCCCTATGTGGAGCTCTTACTAGAAAGCCATATGTGCTTGTGGGTTATGATACCTTTCCCACAACAGATGATGGCAATGGTCTTACTTTTATTCAAGAATTGTATCGTGATATCCTATTAGGAGCTCGTGTTGGCATTCTTGTTGATGTGGCCGAAGATGGCTCATCGAAACTGATTAACTATGATGCCGATGACATTATTAACTGGTACGGTCGTGGAACAGAGCCAGGCGACTATGTGGTTATCAAAGAGTCTTACTTAGTGCCAGACGATGTCAACCCATTCGAACAAGTTGAAGTAAAGAAGTGGCGTGAGCTTTATATTGATAACCAAGGCTTTTATGCAGTGCGTCTATGGAGCGAAGGTGCTAAAGGCACTTATTCTTACGAAGATATTGAGCCAATGTTGGTTAATGGAAGCCGTCTAGGTTATATCCCGCTTTGGCTTGCAACACCATTTGATAATAGCTGGGATGTTTACAACCCACCGCTGTTTACTCAGTCATCATTGAATATTCAGCACTTTAAGCAAGCCACTGACTTGGCTCACTATGCACACTTTATGGCACTGCCTACGTTTACCATTATTGGAGACCTAGCAACTTACACTGATGACCAAGGTAATACAACCACAGCCACAGTCAAGATAGGCTCTACACAAGAAGCTCTACACTTAACACAAGGCTCCCAAGCTCAATACACCGAAGTTAGTGGTGCAAGCTTTTCTATGTTGCAAAATGAATTAAAGTATACCGAAGAGCGTATCTATATTGCTGGCTCTAGACTATTATCATCAAAGAAAGGCATTGAATCCGCCGAAGCGCTACAATTGCGTGCAGGATCCGAAAGTGCTGTACTTGATACTCTTGTCCACTCAGTACAGTCAGCATTAAGTGGTGCATTTGAATTATGTGGTTTAATTGATAATGTGCCACAAGCTGATATACTTCTAAACAAAGACTTTACTGCAATGACCTTAGATCCAGCAGTAACCAAGTCATTATTGGAGCTCTATACTGCAGGAACCATTACTTTAGAGCAATTATTAGGTGAATTATATGCAAATGAAGTGGTAAAACCATCAGATGCAACCAACCAGTAATTATAATAGATAAATACTTTTATAAACATATTACGGAGTAAGAATGTTAAAAATGATTATAGATACAGTTCCGGCGGAACTAGAGCAATATTACACACCAACCGAAGACGGTAAGTTTCAACTTCAAGTTGAGGGAGCAGTCCCAGCAGCAGAAGTTGAAGGTCTAAAGTTGAAAACCAAGGAATTTAGGGATACAAACATTAACCTATTAAAGGAAATTGACAAGTATAAAGGCTTTTCAACTTTAGTGGGGGGTGAATTAAGTCCTGAAAAGTTCCAAGAAAGAATTGAGTCTTTAGCTAATACAAGAGTTTCATCACTTACTGAGGAAATGAAAAACAAGTATGAGTTAAAGATTAAAGAATTAAGTGATGTGGCATTGAAATCCAAGAGTAAGCTCAGTGAGCTTGTATTGGGTGGCGAAGTTACCAAAGCTGCTTCTGAGCACGGTGTGCTAGGTTCAGCACTTGAAGATGTGCTATTTAGAGCTAAAAACTCATTTGATGTCCAAGAAGGCGAGATTAAGTTCAAGGAAGATAAACTTGATTCTGAAGGTAAGCCATATACATTGGGCAATTGGATGCTTGAAATGAAATCTAAAGCACCACATCTGTTTGCACCCTCACAAGGAACAGGTGCGATAAAACCGAAAGGGTCAGCTACGAGAGTGGTTGACAGTAGCATTACCGGTGTTGACAGAATTACTGCCGCACTGAATAACAGAAATAACTCAGTCAAAAGGCTGACATAACTAGGAACTAATAATCATGGCAAATTTTACACTTGCAAATAACAAACTACTTGGTCTTGACGACCTACAACTTGGAGTGGCAGAAACTATCGCCACTTATTCGGACATTATGTCTGTGCTGCCATTCAATGGCGTTTCTGGCAATGCTTATGCATTCAACCGTGAAGCTACTCTTGTTGATGGCCAATTGGTTGCTGCTGATGGTACAATCACTGACTCTAGCGCTTATAGCTCAACATTGGTTCAGATTGCATTGAAGGGCATTTCTGGTCAAGCTGACATTGCCAACCTAAACTTGGCACAAGGTGTTGGTCTACCAAATAGCACACTTGCTATTCTTACAGCTTCGGCAGCTAAGGGTGTTTCGCGCAAGTTTGAAGACATGCTTATTACTGGTACAACTGGCGCAAACGGTTGGGACGGTCTTGCAGCAACAATGGCCAGCTTTACATCGCAAGTTGAAGATGCAGCTGACGCAGCTTTTACACTTGACCTAGTTGATGCAGCTTTATCGCGTGTATCAGGAATGCGCCCACAATGGATGATGGGTAACGCCAAGGCTGAAACAGCTTTCAAGAAGGCAATGCGTGCCGCTGGTGGTATCACAACTGTTGAGTTGAATGGCCGTTATTTCTCTTCGTATGATGGTATTGTATTCCTCCGCAACGACTACATCCCTGTGGACCAAGACGGTGTTACAGCTGGTAACCAGACCGATCTTTACTTTGGTTCGTTTGATGATGGTTCAGCAATGGGCGGTCTTGCTGGTATTGCTCCAGTTGGCGGCGCTATCCGTGTTGACCAGTTTGAAAAGCTAGAAGGCAAGGATGCCACTCGCGTTCGTGTATTGATGTACGGCGCAGCAGCTATTTTCAGCCCAACTGGCGTTGCTATGCTAAAGAGCGTTACTGTTTAATTGAAAATTTAATAGTGATAAATAAAAGGGAACTAAGTTCCCTTTTATCTTTACTGGAGCCAAAATATGTCTTTAACTGTTGGTGTTGACACCTATATTTCTTTAGCGGATGCACGCACCTATGTTGCAGTTCAAGGCTTGACTCCATTACCTATATTGGATGCAGATGCAGAAGCATTATTGAAGCGTGCCACAATTGCGCTTGATAGAAACTATGGCAATAGATACTTAGGCATTAAGGTTAGTGAAACTCAAACATTAGCTTGGCCTAGAAATTACATTAACTCAGTGGTCAACATTCCACACTTTGAAGGTGAATGGCCTTATGTGGTAGTTGACAGTGATGGAAACCCAAGAGATTTTAGCGGTCTTCAGCCAGAGACGGGCTATGCTGAGACTGAAATGGCTGTAATGTTGCAAGCCAATGTTGATCTCTACGCCCAGCCTGACCCATATCTAAGCCAAATTAGGCAAAAGGTATCCTCTTTAGAGGAAGAGAAACAATTTAAAGGTAATCAAGGTTACCGAGTTGATCCACTTTATAAGATAACACTCATTCTTCGCCCCCTATTAAAGACTTCCACTGGTAGCATCCCAATTACTAGAGGCGCCTAATATGAATATGAAGACTGATTTTCAAGCCTTAGCTACCCGTTTAATAACACAGGTCTTTGGTAGTATTGCACAAACAGTTACTATTCGTAGACCTATATACGACAATTACAATGAAGAGCTTGGCTCACTAATTTCTTATCACAATGATTATTCTGTAATTGGTGTGATTGGCCCTTGGAAGAATGATAACCAATCAGCTCAAACTTCAGATGCAATTGGCACTGATGACCTATCACTAATTATTTCTAAAACAACTTTAGAAATAGAGCCAGAATTAAACTTTGATATTGCTATTACCAGTGATGGTGTTGAATGGGATATTATTTTATCTGAGAAAGATGAAGCTGAAGCTACAATTAAGTTTAGACTAACAAAGAGGCTTGATGATGAATGAAGTTATCACAGTTAGGATTATTCGTCCAAACTTTAGTGGAATGGATGCAGTTACCCGTCGTACTGTTATCAAAGAAATCTCAGATGATATTGCAGCTCAAATAGCAGTATCAGAGAATGCCAGAGTAGTTCAAGAAAACTACAAGTACTGGCAACAGAAAATCATAGACTGGCAAGTTGAAGACCTTAGGAACGAAGCGCTATATGGCAAACTTAAACGAGACAATTAAAGCCCTAGAGGCTTTTTCAGTCAAGCAATGTCAAGCTCTAACTGTAGACCTTATTGATGGCATTAAGCGTGATACGCCAGTTGATACAGGTCGGGCTCGCGCTGGGTGGGAAGTTGCTAAAGAAATTAAAAAGATTGGTGATACTGGGCTTATCATCAATGAAGTGCCTTATATTGGTTGGCTTGAGTTTGGTAGTGATACTGTTGCCCCACAAGCTATGGTTAGAAACAATATTAAAAGGGTAACAAGAAAATAATGTTAGCAGCAAATCAACAAGTTAGAACATTTAGCGAATGCCGTGAGGCAATCGAAACCCGCTTTGGTAATGCCTTTAATACTTTTGAAACACCAGTGCAATATGGTAATGTTTCGATACTAAAGAAAGGCAACGTTTCTATTCCAACACCTTACAAGGGTTTGCAATTTGTAAGGATGAGCATTATTGGTGGTGAAAGTGAGCAACGAGAAGTAACACGCTCTATTACAACCATCAATGGTATAATCAACATTTCAATCTTTGTTAAACAAGACACTGGTAGTCAAGGTGCTTGGGTGATAGCTGATGAAATTTTTCCGATCTTTAATGCAAGATCATTTAATGGCATCACAACTGGTCCGGCCACAGTTCGAGAGCTACCACCTAACTCTGGCTGGTACCAGATAAACATATCAATTCCGTATGTTTGGTATCATTGCGTCAATTAAGACTGATAAATAACTATTAATAACAACCTGGAGAATTATACCTATGTCATGCCAAAACTTTGCATCGACCTCCGAAGGCACCCTCGCATATGGCGTTCAGGTTGCTTGCGGAACACCAACCACTGCTCTTAAAGAGCTTCGCTTCGTTAGTGAAACTCTTAACTTAACAGCAGCAACAACCCAATCAAATGAAATTCGTCCCAATCGAAACGTATCGGACTTAGTTCGTACTTCCACTTCTGTTGGTGGTGATATTTCGGTAGAATTCTCTTATGAAGTGTATGATGACTTCATGCAAGCTCTTCTACAATCTTCAGTAGCACTTGATGGCGCTGGTACAGAAATCAAGAACGGAGTTACTAAGAAGTATTTTACAATTGAAAAGAATACACCAGACGCATCTGGCACAAACTATTTTACCCAATTTACAGACATGCAAGTTGGTGGAATGACAATGACAATCGCCCAGGGCGCTATTGTTACTGGTAGCTTTACAATGCTTGGCTCTGAAAATCCAGTTAATTCAACTACATCACTTGACGGCACTGGCTACACAGCAGCACCAACCTTCCCAGTTTATAACTCGCTTGCTAACGTATCAGCTGTTTTGATTGATGGAACTACAGCAGGTAACGTTGAGTCAGTTAACTTTACAGTCACAAACAACCTCCGTGAACAGCGTGCCATTGGTAACGTTGCTCCAGCAGGTGTTGCATCTGGACAGTTCGTGGTTACTGGTAGTGTTAGCATTTACTTTGCATCCAATGCACTTTACACAAAGTTCATCAATGATACATCGTTCAGCTTAGAAGTAACAATTGATGACCTTACAAACGTAGGCAACGGCAACCAGTACACATTTAGATTCCCTAAGTGCAAGTTTGGTACCGTAACTAAGAACATCACTGGCAACAACGCTGACGTTCTATTGCAAGGTGACTTCCAAGCTATCCTTGATGGTACATTAGCTGGCACAATGGGTGTTGAAAGCCTAGACGCTGCTTAATTAGAGCTTGATCCAAAACCAGCCCGCTTGATGCGGGCTTTACCATGGAGATAAATAACTGTAACAAACAGGAGTTATTGTGGATATCAAGACAGCATTTAAGAAATATGACCCAAAGTCTGAGGCCGAGTGGTTTGAATATAATGAGATGAAATTTTTAATTGCGCCATTTGGCAATACTTTTCAAAAGAAAGTTATCACTGAAATGTTTACACTTAAAGAAGCAATTGGCCTAGAAGAAAATGGCGCATTGACTTTTGAAGATGTAAAAGCTAATGTTGCAATTGGTAGACTTTATCAGTTGTATTCTAAATCGTTGGTACTTGATTGGGAGAAAGTTGAGGAAAATGAAAAGCCTTTAGCTTTCTCAGCTGATAAAATTCATGAATGGATGATGGAACATACAGAATTTGCAAATTGGGTGACTTCAACATCACAGCAGTTACGCAAAAAGTTATCTACAGCTAAGGAAGAATTAGCAAAAAACTAACAGAGTTTGTGCTTTGGTTTGCCCGGTATTCTGAAGCACAAACTGTAAGTCCCCAAAGAGCTTTAAAAATGGCTGGCCCACAACCAGTCGTACCGGATGGGTATGATCTGTACTTAGATTTCTTTTTTAAGTTAAATAGTGAAAGACACAATGGTGATGGGTACATTGGATCTATTCCTATTATGAAAATGATAGAATATGCCCATTGGATAGATATTAAGAATGTTAACGAATTTATAGAGGTAATTATTAGGATTGATGCAGCTTATGTTGATGCGATTAACAAGCAAATAAGAAAACAAATGCAATAACCCTCTAAAGGAAAATATGGCCGAAACAACTTTTACACTTGGCGTTGAGATAGATAGTAAAGAAGCTGCAGCTAATTTACAAGATCTTCAAAAGGAACTCAAAAAGACGGCCGCAGCCGCTAAAGATGTCAATAAAGGGTTTGGTGAAAGCCTAAATGCTCTTAGTGGGAAAATTGGCGATTTTAAAGACAATCTATCTGGATTGTCTGGCCGCGGCGGTATTGGCGGCGTAGTTGAATCGGTTTCTGGGTTAACATCAGGAATGGGCCTAGCTGCAGGTGCGTTAGTGGGTATCACTGCTGTTGCAGGTGCTGCTACAATTGCATTAATTGCAAATGGTGCTGCAATGGCTGCTGCTGCAGATGATGCAGCCGAATTAGCTGAGAAGATGGGTATCACAACTACTCAACTTGCTACATTCGAACTTATTGCAAGCGAAAATGGTTCAACTGTTGAATCACTAGTCAAGACCTATGATAAGCTTGGTAATTCATTAACTGAAGTATCTGATGGAAATATTAAAACTGAAAATGCATTTAGGCGTTTAGGTATCGCCCAATCTGATTTAGCTGGTAAGAGTAAAGAAGAGATCGCCGGTATTGTAATTAGAAATTACGAAACCCTTGGTAAAACAGTTCAAGCTACTGCTGCAGTGCAAGACATTCTCGGTAAGAGCTTTAGGGAACAGATTCCGGCTATTAAAGCCGCTGGTGCTGAATATGCAGAGTACGAGAAGCGTATAAAAGGAACTGTTGCAAGCAAAGAACTAGAAGAAGCAGGTGCTAGACAAGAAAAAGCACTAAGCGATCTTGGTTTGGCAGCGAAAACGTTAAGACTCACTATGGCCCAGGAGTTTGGAGGAATCGTTACAACAGTCGCAGAATCTACTACTTCTATTCTCAAATCGTTAAACAGCTGGCTGGACGTGATGAATAACACCTCTGCAGCAGAAAGAATATCAATTAGAAAGGATTACTTTTCTGAAAAGACAGGTCTACCAGGCTGGATGTACGGTCTTGGGG